TGCTTGACCTGCATCTTGCCCTGCGACTCAGCCTGAATCTTTTGCATGGCCGTCTGCGCAGCCAACTGCTGTGACTGCATATTGGCCTGCTGCTGCATAGCCTGCTGCTGCAACGCCATCTGCTCCTCGCGCTCCTGCTTGGCAATGCGCTTGACCTTCAGCAACTGGTTCGCAAGCTTAATATTCTTCAGCTCACGAATGTCGATGGCGTCCTCGAGGTTGATGTCGCCCTTGCTCAAAGCCATCTGGATATTGGCCTCAAGCTGCGCACGCTGCTCTTCGTCAGGCGCGACCTCGATGAAGATGCCGAAGTCGTAGATGTACAGGTCGTTAATCTCACCGAGGATACTGACGTTGTACTTGCCAATCTGGTTCGCGAACTCCTCCTTGAAGTCAGCGTACTCAAGGATATCGCTGATGCGGTACGTCAAAGCTTCAGCCAAAGACCGGAACATATAGAGGCTGCCGTCCAGAATATGGCGGGTGGCCGTATTGCTGTTCGCCGCAGCCAGCTTCTGCAATCCGACCAAACTGTGAGGGTCGGGGGTACTCCCGTCACGGGCCTCGTTGAGACCTGTAACGTCACGAATCATTTGCAGGTAATGATTCATATTCCCAATCAGCATCTGCGTCTTGGCAGCACCGCTGTTCGAAGACAACTCCTGAATGGGAACCTTACCGTGGTTGAACTCTCCGTCCTGAGTGAACGAGCGGCCAATGACACTACCGGTTTGGAAATAGAGCCGTAGAGCGTCCTCGGGATTGTATGCGCTACCCGTACCAAGGTCGACCTCGTTGAGGCCGTCAGCGTCGATGTATACGCCGTCAGGTACCGTCCTCGCAATAACCTGCTGGAGCTTGAGGTGCGTAATCTGAATGAGGTCCGCGAACGGGACCATGCGGCGGACCAAAGACTCGATGACGCCCTTGTACATCCGTGGTGCCGTAGCCACATAGTTGGGCAGCGCATGCTGAGAAGCAGACTTCGGACGGACCATATTCTCCGCCACCTCCCACTTCAACAGAATGTTGGTGCCCATAACCATGATGCCATCGTACCAAACGTCGATGGTCTTCTCAACTTTCTCGAAGTTGCCCTCCTCCATCATCTCGTCCGGCGGATTGAACTGGTCGTCCTTTTCAATCATCCGGGCCCCGTCGCCGTCGAGCTTCTTCTTCTTGTAGACAATCTTCTTGGTTGTCTTGTAGTTGAAGTACATCAGCGTAGCCACGTCACGATAGAACATATCGTTCTCGTAGAACTGGGCCACGTTGTAGTAGTCGTACCAACTCTGGCTGTACTTGCTGATTTGCTCCAAGTCCTCGTTGGTGAGGCTCGGGTCAATCTTCATCAGCTCAGTGATGGGCAAAGTCTTAATCTCACCCCAGTAGAAGCAGTCCTTGAACTGCGGGTCCTCGGTGTAGCTGTACACCACATTGGCAGGGTCGACGTACGAAAGCTGTACGCCAGCGCCGGGCAAGAACTCGTGCTTGGCCACGCTGATGCCCAGCACCGTCAGGTCGTAGTCGAGGCGCTTGCGGATGTCCGTATAGTGGTTCTCCTCAAGGATGGTGTTGATGGCCTCCTCCTCAGCAATCTCAATGGCAGGCTTGTAGTTGAGCTGCATGTACAGGCTCAGCTCCTCGTCCGTATTCGGCAAGTCCGCCGGGTCCATAGTGAACGGGTCTACGCCCGTCTTCTGCTGGATAAGCTCGAGGACAGGCTTGGCCACCATCTGCCCCTCAATCATATCCTGATACTTGCTGCGCTTGGATTGCGACAGCGCGTCCTGAGCATACGCCTTGACCTTGAAGCCGCGCTCGGACATGCCGTTGACGACGATGTCAACGAACTTAGGAAGGATGGGTACCGGAGTCCAGTCCAAATTCAAGTAGGACAAATCCCCGTCGACAGCAAGCTCGTTCTTATACTTACCGATGTTCTGCTCGCCACGGGCATACAACCGAAGGCGGTTGAAGTCGCGCCACTGGTTGTAGAACCGGCACTGGTTGCCGTCCTTCTTGAACCACTCGTACTGAATGGCTTGGCCGACCATAAGGCCATACTCATCCGACGCTTTCTCCGCGTCAGAAACAAACTGACTTGGGAACCCAGCAGTAGAGATGTTAACCTTAACGTCCTTCATTCAGTTCGCTCCTATAACCACGGTTGTTATATCTCGGCAAGGTAATGCTTATTGAACTCTTCTTCTGCTCAGGTAGATAGAGGTGTTTTTGATTGGCCATAACAGCCAATCCGCTGCTAATTGTAGCGTCAAAAGCAGTACGATTGCTAATGTCAAACCGAGCCCAGTCCTCAAGTGTTCTCACAAATGGCATGGTGCCCATCTCGCCCGGGTCGCGGAACGTGCCCTCCATATCGATGCCGACGTGCTTTTCGATGTAGCTCTCGATGGCTGCGGCGTGGGCCTGCTTAACGTCTTCAGAACTATTGGGGATGCCGCCCAGCTCGCGCTCCGTCTTACTCAACTTATTGAAATGCTTGTCGGGCCTGTTCATGCAGAACCCACGATACCCACGGTTCTTGAAGTGGTATAACAAACGCGGCTTGTTGTTCTCAATGAGAATCGGCATGCCATAGAAAACACATGCCATCAAAACCTCCTCAAAGAAAATCTCTGCCGTCTGTGGCCTAGCTACATACTCCAAGAAGAACTCGTTCGTAGGTGCGTCGTCCATGTGGAACTTGGTCATTCCATGCAGAGCACCATTAGAACCACCACCACCCACAGTACCACTAATGTCGTATGAGTCGCATCCAAAAGAACCAATGTGCTCATTGCCCGGGTACTTCACTCCTCGTTTGTCAATCCAACGGTTTTGCATACCCTTGGGTGGCGTCCAAGACACATTAAACCTACCTCGCTTGTCGGGCCTGAAAACCACTTTGGTATCGCGAATCCCGTTCTCCCATTGGAAAGACCCACGGGTGAGGTACTGCTCTTTGACAAGGCTGTCGGCGTAATCAATCTGCTGGTAAATCTTGGTCAGATTGAATAGACTCTGTTTGCTTTCGTCCCGGAAAGCGTGCGACTCAGTACGCGGAAACTGACGGTAGAACTCATTGAGCGCGTCGGGGTCGCTCTTCATACTCTCGACCTCGGCCTCCCAGTAGTCTATCGCTCCGCTCTTAATCTTCTCCCCATCGACACCCATCACCGGCTTCTCCGGCGCATGGAATACCGGATGCCCGAACTCGTCGATGAAGCCCTCCATGTTGTACTCCATCGGGATGAAGAGGGAGTACATGCCGCTCTTGGTTTGGCCGTTGGCGTTGCGGACACGCGGGTCGGAATCCTCGTATAGCTTCTTGAAATTTGAGCCTCCCTTCGCAAGCGCGTTCGACGTCGAGCCCATAAGGCACTTGCCGATAATCTTGCTGCCCAAGCGCAAACACGTCTTGGTAACTCGCCAGTTGTTGAGGATGTTGTTGGGCTTGACCCACTTTCCGCTCTCGTCGTGGACGAGGAGGAGGAGCTTCTCTCCGTCGTAGGAGTTGTCGTCGGTGTTCTTCCAGTCGATGGTGGTGTCCAGTCCGAAAATCTCTTCGTCCTCCACATCGTACATGTTCTTCTTTGTAATCTTCGAAGCAGGTATACGAAACGCCAGTTCCGTTTTCGGCTTATCCATGCCGTCCTGTATCGGTTTGAAGAAGAACGGGAGGCGGTTCGCAATGGGAACCACCTTGTCGGTGAACATTTTTTTGGCGTCACCACCTGTCTTTGAGAGTATACCAACGCGAGAGTCCTTGGCTAGAGTTCCTGTGTTGACGCACTCCGAAGACCCCATGAACGAAAATCCGGAACGGCGAATCTTCAGATACACCATACCGAAGCTCCGGGGGTCAGCCTTGCACGCTTCCCAAAAGATAAAGAACAGTCTATTGGCCTCTCTAAAATCTGGGTACCCGACGTCGATACTCGTCCACTGCAAGTACATGTAGTGGCTGCCCGTGATGTACGTAGGAACGCCGTTGTTGACGAACCAGTGGCCGTCCTCCCGACGGTCGAACTCAGCCTCGATATAGTCTACCCACTGCGCCTTGAAAGCCTTGGGCATCTCGTTCCATTGGAAGATGCTCTGAACCCGAGACAGAGCCTTGGGGAACTCCTGCCGGACCCACTTGTTGTCACCCTTGGGTAGCTCCTTGGGAGCCAAAGGCATCGCGATGACAAGGCCGTTAACCTCTATGATGTCCCCAATCTGGCCGGTCTTCGAGATGACGACCATGTCGTACTTCTCGTTGTAGCCATACTGCCACGTCTTAGCGCGGTTCTTGTTGGAGATGACGCCCTTGGATACGTAGTCGTATCGGGTCGTATACAGCTTATCTGGAGCGTCGTTCTGCAAAACCCACCTTCGTTTCTGTCTTGGTGGATGTCGACGCCAACTCCAACTCCTCCTCTTCGGAGTCGATGCGATTCAAAATTTCAAGAGCGTCAAAGATGGCGAGCTTCTTTGTAGCTGCCGCGTTCTTCAACCTGTCAGCCGCCAAGTCGTCATCTTCGCCCGGCTTCAGGATATCCTCCTGAGCCACCTTGATGAGTTGCTCTACAGCTACGCGACCAGCAGAAATGATGCGCTCCTTTAACTTCCTTGAATCTTGCATGTGATTTGGTGGTCGAACATCCGGTACAGCTTCTGACCGTCTACAACGAACTCGTATTCGCTTTCAGGTTTGAACGTAACCGTGTCACCAGACTTGATTCCTTGGGCCATAAGATAATCATTCGGGTAACTCATTATACCCATCAATGGCTCCTCTGTTAAAGGCTTGAATATTGTTGACTCTTTAGGTGGGATAGGCTCAACGAAACAGAACCTGTCGTGAGCCTGCCAATCCCCGTCCGAACGCCACATATAGAACTGGTCGAAGTCGACGAGGAAGAGGTCGTCTTTAAGAAAGCTCCTACCGCTTTGCCTACGGCCCTTCATGTCGTTGTAGTACTTGAAGACGTTGTGGTGGACAAGGAGCGTATCACCAACCGCAATAGGTCCCTCATACCCCAGCGGCAACGCCACTACCTTGCCCTCACGATTGGAGAACCGGTGGTCCTCCTCGTTGGCGCTTACGATAAGGTCGCCCTTGGTATTGGCGTACCTCTCGCCGCGAACGACGAACTGATTGACAGCCCTCAAAAGTTGATGTTGTATTCCACTGAGACAGGGATGGGGGCGGTGAACTCCTTCCAAAGTACAACCACATCGTCCTGCTCGATGTAGATGAGGTAGTTCCCCATCTCGTATTTAATTAAATGGATGTGGTGGGTCCCACCCAAAACGGCTTGACCCACCACGTAACACATCGAGTCCTTGTAGTTTGGACCCACGCAAATCTTACGGATATCCCGCATTAGAATTCTACAATCCGGTACTGCACGTTGAGCTGAAGGTCGCCGTCGCCATTGGCAGCAGGAATCGAGGCCGGAGCAAAATTGAGCTCGGTGTTCTCAGTCAAAGCTCCGCTTGTCGTCAGAGACATGGCCCGGATTTGACTAACGGGAACTTGAAGGTACGCCTCGTCAAGCTCAAATTGAGGGGCAGAGGAGTTGGTATACAGCTTCAGAGGGGCGGCAAATGAATACGTCACAGACCCATAGTTGTACTTGGCTGAAGCAGAAACAACCTGAATGTACTTGCCGGCACCGGGTGCGGCCACAATCTCTACAGGTGTTGCAGCGATAAGCTGAGCCGAAGAGACGGTGGCCGTAGCGACATACGTACCGGGGTCAGTCCATACAACGCCGCCGCTGCCGCTGTTATCAGCAACAAGGATTTGACCGTCGGTGCCGAAGTTTCCGTTGCGGTCAAGAATCTGCTCGTCGACAGTAAGGTCCAGACAAGTCGCGTTACCTACGTTGGTGCTATTGAAAACACCGCTGGTGGCAATAACACCACCGTT